CAGAATATAAAGAAACAGAGACGCCTAACACTGTGCGAAGCTGTGAGGCTGTAATAATGCTAGGCATCTCTGTCCTTTCGTGTGCTGCTGGCCTAGATACGGGAGCGCACCTAGGCCATGATTAAGTAGATTAGGTTAGATTGAAACGGCGTAGGCCACCGGCAAAGACGGCCTGAGCTGCAATGTAACCGTAAAGTGAGATTTCAATTTCTCCTGTTGTTGGCACGTTTGTTGCCAACTGAAGTGCAGGTGATTCAAAAATCTCAATCGAACGTGGGTCGATAATAAACGCTGACTCGTCGATTGTTGTTGAAACCATGTTTGGATCGACGTAGTAGTCAAGTCCAAGAACGTTGCCGCGGATACTTGTAGGAATTGCTGATCCAGCGTTGTTCATAGGATTTCCAGCGTTGTAAATTGGACGACCAGTTGAGTCAGTTGCGCCAAGAAGCAAGCCCCACATGGACGTTCCTGAAACAAATGATTTGGCAGTGCGCTTTGTCGCTGCATAAACAGCTGGTGCTTCTGTTGATACAAAGCCGATAATGCCGTCTGAGTCTGCGTCTTGCGCTGTTGCTTGTGTGCCGCCAGCTGTAATTTGTGCAATTACATAAGCGTCAGTTGCTTGAGCATAAGCATCCCTGAGATTTGCAAGCATAATTTCATAAAAGCTCGGATCTGACCGGTCAAGCAACTCAACTGAGTAGCGTTGAAAGCCCATTTTTTTAATTACTGTTGCATTTACATAAGCAGAAGTAATCGCTGTTGTACCTGTTGGATCTCCGCCTTCTGCAACTGTTGCAGCTGTTGAGTTAGCAGTGATTTTTGGAATAGACACTGTCATTCCGTAGGTGCTAAGCGGACGTGTACCGCCGCAAGCTTCAATTACTGGACGATCAGCATTTGTGTTTGTTGCTACGTCGCGGACATAAGATACCGGCGAAAACGCAGGATTTGTTGTGAAGCTGTCGTCTGCTGCCTTGATGTATTGGCGAGAGTCCTCGTTGCCGAGTCCAGCTTTGATTGTGTGTTCAAGATATGCGCCACCAGTTGTGATTGGTGAACGTGGTGATGAGAAGTAGAGCGGACGAGAAGCCTCGACCTTTTCTACCTTGGAAGCCTCAACCGTTTCGGTTGACACTTCTGGAACGGTTGTAGGTGTTTCCACTTGCTTGTCTCCTTCTGTAGGTTGTTCATCTGCTTCCACTTCGGACTCAGAATTGTTGTTCTCACTAGCTGCAATTTCAACCTTCGCCGAAGCTATGGCTGGATCTGTGACTAATGAAACCTCTTTGAGCGCGCTTGCGCTAACTACTAAAACGCCGTCAACGTTTTTATATTTTTGGGCAATAACTCCGACGCTAAAACCGTCGCGCAGACCAGTTGACGCCTCGACTAGCGCGTCAGATCCGGCGGTGGTGTTGCCGATAGAAAAGGTTGCATAAATTCCCTCGTCGTCCTCGGTGTAGTTTTTAAGAAAACCGATTGGAGACTCGCGGCGGTGTTCGAGCAAAAGCTTGGTTGTCTCGCCCAAAGTAATCGAGCCTTTCTGAAACATAGTCGATCCAGAGCTGGTGACGCCTTCCTCATTCCACGTCACAATGCGACCAGACAATTCACGCTTTGGAAAATCCGCAGCTTCGACTTTAATTGAAAAGTCCATTTTGATCGGTTTTTGTATGCTGTATGTCATCTGATCATTTCTTCCTCTAGTCGGATTTCATCTGAAGTCAAAGCCCCAATGTCGTAAAGAATTTTGTACACGTCCGCACGTTCTTTTGCAGATCCGCGCAAGTAATCGTCTAAATCGAATTTAACTTCTTGGCTTGCCGGTACAAAGTCATTTGGCGTGCCTGTCATTGACAACCGTTCCTCGATCGCCGTCATGATTGGGCGCAGTGAGAAGTCCAGGAGCGATTGACGCGCCAAAGTTGCGTTGCTGTAAGTCATGCTTGATCCAGACTCAGCGTCAACGTAATAAGCAGGAATTCCTGTGACTCTGGCAAGTTCCGTTGAAACGTAGGATCTGGCTTGATTTAGCTGTAACTTCTCAGGGTCGAAGCCAAGTGTCTGCAATTCAACGTCAGCATTTAGAAACGCAGTGGAGCGATTGCGACGCGCTTGACCCCAAGACTCAAGCAACTTAGCAATGCGATCTGCTGGCAATGCTGTGCCGTTAGATTTCAAAACCATTGTTGGCACTGGTTCGCGCGCGTACATTGTTGCAGCGCGTTCTAATTCTGCTCCAGCTTTAATTGTTCGACCGGCACGATTAAGAATTCCCTCGTCAACGCCATAGAAAACGGCCAAAGCGCCGACGCCTTCGTAAGGTGCTGGAATTTGATCAACGCAGTAATACTCGATCTCTGTTCCCATTGCATTTGTTTTAATTGTGACGCGTGTTGGGTCGATACGTTCTGCGCTGCGAATTCGATACGTGTCAGCATAAATTTCCAAAATGCGCATGTAGCCATATCCGTATAGCAATAAATCCTCGGCTAACCATGCGTAAGTTGCAAAGCCCGGCACGCGTGGATCTGGTTGGTTAATAACTTTTGGTGGTGACTCAACTCGCGCGCCGTCTTGTTTTGTGCGCACTTTAAGCGGAATTGAAGCGACGCTTGACGAAATAATGTTGCGAGCGCGAGCGCATGTTGGCACTGACATAAATTCAACGCGAGAAGCTGTAATACCGGCAACGCCGTAGATGTTATACAACGAGCTAGTGACATTTACTGGCGCTAATGACGCTTCGATGTCCGCCGTCGCCTCAGGCGCTTGTGTTGTGACAGTGCGCGAAAATAGACCCATGCGCTAAGTGTAAAGGTGGCATATACACCTAGGCTGAGAAAATGTCGATCTCCATCTCAGGGCGTGTCGCAAAGTGTGTCGCCAGAGCTGAGGCAACAGCTGCGCAGACCGCAACGCTTGAGGCGCGCCGTCCGATAATCCAGCCGCCGTCGCCCATTGGTAATCTAACGGCCGATAGTATCTGCTTGGATAATTCTGCCTGTTTTCCATGCATAAGCCGTTTTGAGGTAATCGCTCCCAGCAATTCGTCACAGCTCTGGCCGTACAACGCGCCGTCAATGTCGATCACTGGAATTCCAGCAGGTGCAAGGCGAGCAGCTACCGCAGAGCTTGTCCGCTTGCTAAAAGCTACATATTCAACAGGATATTTTCTGGCATAAGGCGCAATGTCATTTGCGATTGCTTTATCGTCGAGCGAAATCGGATTGTGCCAAGTGTGTAGCAACTTCAGAATAAAAGTGTCGTCAGGATTTTTCTGCGCCGCAACCAAAGCCCCGTCTCGTCGATCCGGCGAAAGATCAAGTCCAAACCATGTCACCTTTTCGACGTCGAGATGTACCTCAGCGCCGCCGCACTCGTTCCACTCTTTCGCCGGTATCGCGCCGCTAATTGTGTTGACCCAGCGACAAAGCACTTCGGTCTGGACGACATCTGGCGGATCATTTAGCACCGCGCGGATATTGTCCTCATGAATAGTCCAGCCAAGTGCAGGATTGCTTGCGACCCAATTCTTTTCGTCAGTTATCTTGTCCGAATATGCCGACCATTCAAAGTATGCAATGTCGTCCTCTGATCCTGCCGCACTTGCCATGCCTCGATCACGCAGCTGGTTAAGAATTAAGCTGTGTTGATCTCCCGCATTCGAAAACGTCCATAAACTCGGATTTTTTGCAGCCATCATTGTATAACGCATGGCTGACCAAGCTTCTGTGTCTTTGAGTTGCCGAGTCTCGTCCATGTACACCGTCTCAGGCTTTGCAAAACCGCGAGCAGCTGCGTTGGCAGCCTTGACAACATAGCGTGCGCCAGATTTTAACTCAATCTCCTCTGACCCATGCGCCCAGCGAATTTTCTTGACCTGCAATGCAAGCTCTTTGTTGCTTTCGATTATGTTGACGATATGCCGAAACGTCTCAAGTGAGGTTGTCAGCACATGCGCACTGCCCAACTGCAAAGGTTCGTTCCACAAAAACATTCGAGCAAGAATGCTCATTTCCATAATGGTTGATTTGCCGTTCTGACGAGCTGCCACGATCACCACGACCGGGTGTTTCCACCGTCCGTCAGGCTTAATTTTCAAGGCATGTTCAAAGACAAATTTTTGCCAAGGCATAAGTTCAATGCCAATCTTGGCAGCAAAGTCAATGACTTCTTGGCCTCTGGACGGCAAATCGTTAAGCGCAGAGTGAATTCTAGGGCGATCTGAGCCAATTAGACGCTTAGACTCCAGAGCAATTCC